TCTGCTTCAGAACGATAACGTGCAAACATCCCTTGAACAGCAAGCTCAATCATATTTTTATCTTGCGTATTCATTGTTGCGTTAAAGGCATCTATCTCATGTTCAGGTAAGTTTTCAGAAGCCCAGTTTATCATACCAGCATACTGTTCTTCTCCACCTGTCAATGAGAATACACCTTGTTTAGTGGATTCAGCAAGAGCATCTTGTCCTGCTATCCAAGAGTCTACCATAGACTGAGGAAAACCTGCTTCTTCTAAAGCTTGATAAGCTTCCTCTGATAGTGTACCAGTATCAGCATACTCGTCTTGAAATGCTGAAAAATCTAGACCCTTACTATCTAATAGGTCTGCAACTTCAGATGGACTTTCAGTAGGGGATACGTCTGTTTCCTCTGTAGTTTCTTTAGGCTGACCAAGCTTTGATTCTAAAGATGCGTAAGCTTTAGCCATATCTTCTGGACTTTTAAACTTTTCAGGTAGCCATTCAGGACGTTCATCTACCTCTTCTACTCTTTCTCTGTCAAGCATAGCTTGTTGGTGCTCTTCAGACTCTGGAGCTTCTGGTTGAAAAGTATTAATTGAATCTGCCATGTATTATTATCCTTCTTCTACAGCAGCCTTTGCTAAATTAGGTGCAGCACTTTGTGCCATACCTGCTACTGCTTGTTGTTCTAACATTGCTTGTTGTTGTTGTTGCATCATCATCTGTTCTTGCATCTTCTGCTCTTCAGATTTAATTAAGCCAGAAGTATCAATTCCTAATGATGCTGCTAGTCTGTCTATATAATCATTTACATTCATCTCACTAGCAATAATCTCTTGACCTAATGGCTGTAGATATTGCAGGAATGTAGCTAATTTGTTTAAGTCTTGTCCACGTCCTAGTGCTTCAATACCTGTAACTACTGTAGGCTTGATGCTATCCTTAGGCATACGTGGCATTTTACCTTGCTTCGTTAATGAATCAAGTAGTAAGTTTATTAAGGGTAACTGAAACTCTTGTGATAGTATAGAGTATACACCACCTAAAGAAGTCTCTAGTTCTTGTGCCATGAAACGTATCTCTTCTGCTGTAACACGTTCTGCCTGTCTTTGTACACTAGTGTTTAACAAGAAGGCTGCACTTAATCTATCGTTAATCATCCTCATAGTTTCTAATGCTACACGAAAGTCACTAGCTTTTTGTACTTGTAATGTTGAAACGTCATTAACATCACCTGCTATGAAAGCACCATTAGGAGCTTTAGCTAGACTACTAGACTTTGTTGTACCATTGGGACGTACAAGAAATAATACCTTAGAAGAAGCAGCTGAACCTTGTACGATAGACTGAGTTAAAGCTTCTAAACTACGTAGGTCACCTAAGTATTCTTCTATAAAACCTCTACCATAATCCTCACCATCAATACGTATGAACCGTAATGGTATATAAGGGTTTTGGTCTTTCTTAAACATGCCTCGTGAGTTAGGTACTTCTATACCTGCTACCTCTTGGTATACTTCCCACCCTTTATCAACTAGACATACCTTAGTATACAAGTCATAGTTCTTTACAGGTGAGTCTGACTCAGGTAATAATACCTTTACTGACTCAGGTAAGTTTAAGACATTAAGACTTTCCTTAGTAATAACCTCAAGTAGGTTACCCATTGTATCACGTTTAGTAACATAACGGTCAGGTCTGTACACCTTCATACCACCTTCTTTAGGCATGTACACTAGTGAGTTACCTGTTACTATAAGGAGTTTAAGGGCTTCAAAAGCTGGTACTCTAATAGCTTTAGACTCTATCTCTGCCATAGCTGCACGTTCAATACGTGCTAGTCCTTCTTCAACTTGACCTCTGTTATCACCAGCTATAGCTTGTAAATCAAAGTCATCAATAGTTAAACGAAAGAAAGGACTGTTAGGTGGTAGTAGTGCAAGTAGTAATTTAGATGCTAAATTATTTACACCTCTTGCTCCAATACCTTGATAAGGTGTAGGATATATAGACGAACTACTATGTCCTTCCTCTGGTAAAAGAGTAGGTATAGTTAGTTTAGCAGCTTCACGTCCTCTCTCAAGGAACGTATCTCGTTCACTTTCAAGTTGACCATAACGTTTAGCCACACTTCCTGTTTCCATTTCCATATCTTATTCCTTAGGTATACCCCCTTCTATAAAGGGCATTAGTTGAACTTTTTTCTTTTTATATTTACTGTCTGAGACAGCTTCAGTTTCTTCAGGCTCTTCGTCATTGAAAGGCATAGTGGTATTCTGGTCTATATCTTTAGAATCTCTACCCATAAGCTTCTTCATTTCACCTGTATTATAAGTTGCTATTAAACCACCCATATTATTATCCTTTTGGTATGTTTAGTCCAGAGCCTTTACCAGCTACTTCTGCTGTAGGTTGTATTTTAAGGTCTGTTCTTAATTGTTTCTTACCTTTACGTACTCGTCTTAGCTTCTTAGCTTCACCTGTTGTTACAGTTTCTACTTCTTCTCCTTGTTCTCTAGGAGCAGCTGTTTTAGCTTCAGGTTTTGGAGCAGGAGCAGGAGCAGGTTTGGGTTTAGGTTTGCTTACTATTTTCTTAATAGGTTTAGTAACTTTCTTAACCACTTTCTTAACTGGTTTTTCTAAAGGTTCTATTACTTTTTTCTCTATATCTTTAGGTAAGTCTTTTACTTCTTTAGTAACTTTCTTAACAACCTTCTTAACTTTTTTAGCTATTTTTTTAATTGGTTTTGCTGGTGCTCCCATAACATTACCCCTTTGGTATTTGTAAACCAGACCCCTGACTACCTACCTGTGTTGCAGTATCCATGGCTAAGTCTGTTCTCAAAGCTTTCTTACCTGTTTTCTTTTTCTTTAATTGTGTACTCTCTAAATCTGTCTCGTCTAACTCTATGTCTGGAGTTTTAGCTACAGCTGTAACTGGACGAGCAGGAGTAGGGAGTGGTCTGGGAGTTCTCCCACCAAATAATCCACCCATCTTCTATTCCTCTGTATTAAAATCGTTGTTTTGTAATTCAACAAGCTTCTGTATTATAGATTGTTGACCCCTGAGAAAGCTTAGTTCTTCAGGGGACACTTGTTCTAACGGAAGTTTGTTAGGGTATAACATTTTTAGATGGTTAAGTAACCCATCTGTAATGTTAAAATCGTTGCCTAGTAATTTCATGTATGCAAACTTTCGCTAATGTTGTAACTTTAGATATCAACTATCTCACAACCATCAGCAGTACAAGCTAAAGTTTGGCTACTGTTGGTAGTATCTTTCTTCTCATATAACGATAAAGCAGACCAATCAATTTTAGTAGGCATCTGTTTCTTGAGGTCATTATACTCCTCCTCAGTTATGTCTTGATAAGGTGCTTGAGCATATGTGTGGTCACTATGAGGTAAGAAAGAAATACCTGAACATATGTCAAAGTTCTTGTATACCCATGCTCCTACTTCCATCCACTCAGCATCCTTAACTGTGATAGTAACAGAAGGTTTATGCTCACACCAGTTTAAGGCATAGTGTTTCCACAACTCTAGCTGTTCTATAGCAGTCATTACGTTACGTGTAACTGAACCACTAGGTGATTTAGTAGGGAAGCTAAACACTGTAGTAGAGTCAGGCTTCATTACACATGCTTCAGCAGGAATACCACTATCTTTTAAGAACATTGTTAGTGGGTCTTTATTATCTCCACGTACAGTTCTAATGTAGTAGTCACTATGTCTAGCATGAATACCTGAGGCACTATCAACTAACTGTGAGACAGTACCTGAAGGTTTGACACAGGTGATAGCAGCTGATTGTGGTATCTTTAAGATAGCAGAGTAGTAGATGTTAGTATCTATAGCTAGTTCCTTCATCTCTTTTAACCATGTCTTACTATCTAATGTCTTAGATAACACCATGTTATCCATGATACCTGTAAGTGAGACACCTAGTAATCTCTCTTGCTCTGTGTTCTCCTGCCATATCTTACGTAAGTAAGGCATGTGAGTAAAGGTAGATTGTATTGTACCTAGTATGGTAGCTAGTCTTACTTTCTTCTTAAGACTTTCTTTATCATCTGATGCACGTACAACAACCTCAGTTAAGTTACAGAACTGGTAGGGTCTTAGGATTATCTCTGAACAAGGATTAGTACCCCACTCATGTCCTGTTTCTCTACGTCCATTCATAGCTACATGTTTATCTGCTGCTACTCTTGAGAAGATACCTCTCTCACCTGACTTAGATTCTACTAGAGACAACCACTCTCTCATAAAACCTTCCATGTCAGGCTTGTCTGTATAGGCAACAGAGTTATTAGCTAGTGCTCTCTGTCCCTCATTCTCCCACCATTGACCTGACTTAGCTTTAGCCATACGTCCATCACTTAGGTTAGACAAGCTTATCATAGCTGAACGTCTAACACCACCTACAACTACGACCTCACCAATCTTACACATGATGTCATGGCATTCAATGGAGTTAAGCT